AGAATACATCTAAGTGGAAGTATGCTAAGAGGTATGCAGATGACAGAGGTTATGAGTTTCAAATATGGACTGAGAAAGAATTAGAAGCTATGGGTATACGTACAATGTCTATGAGATTTAAAGCAAGCAAAACAAAGACTGGCAAAAGAATATGGAAAGCTCTTAAGAAAAGAGTATAAATATAGTTATGATTAAAGAGGAAATTTAATGGCCAGTTTATTTGATACATTAGAAGCAGAAGCATTCCGTAAAGGACTACAAGCTCGTTCAAAAGAAGCGGCAGTGTGGTTTCAAAAGAAAGCTAGAGAGCTTGGACCATTAGGTAAGAGTGTACTTAAAGATGAGAGGTTACAAACAGTTGGTAAGCCAGTAATAGGTGATATGATAATGTATACATATAACCCAAAGCTTAAACAGTCTTTGCCTTACTATGATACCTTTCCTTTGACTATTGTGGTTGGTCCTGCTGATGGTGGATTCTATGGTATTAATCTGCATTACTTACCACCTAAAATTCGTGCTATATTTTTAGACCATTTAAGTGATACTGCATCTAATAAATTCTTTAATAAAACAACTAAATTCAAAGTTACTTATAACTTACTAAAAGCTACAGCAAAGTATAAATATTTTAAGCCGTGTTTTAAACACTATTTAACAAAGCATGTAACTTCAAATATATCAAAGGTATCTGCGGCGGAATGGAACATAGCAATATTTTTAGAAACAGCAGCCTTTAGGAAGAAATCTTCCAAATTTGTTTGGGCACGTTCAAGGAGACAATACAGATAATGTTACCAACTAGTATAGATTCAATTAAGTCAACGATTAATCGTCGTGGTGGTGTGGCACGTGGTAATAGATTTGCTGTATATGTTTCACATCCATCAAAGGGTATGAATAGCTTCTTAAAGTTTGACCCTGCAACACTATTAAGTAATTTAATATCTGGTGATGGTGTACATATAGGAGATTTTATTAGTGACCCAAGAGATTTATTTTTACTATGCAATAGTTGTTCAATTCCAGGTAAAAGAATATCTACAACTGAGGCTGACCACAATCATCACTTAGCAAAGAAACCATATTCAGCTGCAACAGATGAAGTTTCAATGACATTCACATTGACAAATGATTATTATATTAAAAAGTATTTTGATATGTGGCAAGAAATGATTATAGATACAAGCCATGACCATTATAAAACATATTATAAAAAAGACTATTGTAAAGATGTAATTATACAACAGTTATCTACATCTAATCATATGATTCCTGGATATACAGTTCAATTATTAAATGCATATCCTATACAAGTTGGTGCTGTTGAATTAGCTAATGAATCTGATGGTTTACTACAAATATCTGTCACATGGGAATATGATAATTTTAAGAGTATTGGATTAATAGATGGATTTGAAAATATTGTAGGAACCTTATTAGATTCATTAAAAGCTACTAAAATAAATGCATTACAAAATGAATCAGTTAAGAAAACTGAACCGCTAAATTTAGAAAAATTAGCGGCAGATAAAAGGAGATTCGCCGCATTAGGTGGTGGACAAATAAGTTAATTAAAATAATGGAGAGAGATTGATATGTTGCCAAGACTAGCAACCCCAAAGTATGATATGATTGTGCCCTCAACAGGCAATGCTGTAACATACAGACCATACGTGGTCAAAGAAGAAAAGATTTTATTGATTGCAATGGAATCTCAAGATGAAACACAAATTGAAAAAGCAGTAACAGATATGCTTAAAGCTTGTGTGGAATCTAAAATTGATATGAAAAAATTAACAATTTTTGATATTGAATTTATGTTTATAACCTTACGAAGTAAATCAGTAGGTGAAGGTATTAAAATAAATCCATCTTGTGAGCATTGTGAAGAACGCACTGAAGTTAAGATTGATTTAGAACAAGTAAGAGTAGCAAACCTTGAAGATGCAGTTGATATGCATGTTGAAATAACAGATGATATAAGTGTTGATTTAAAATGGCATACATTAGCTGATAGGTTAAGTGCAGCAGAAAGAGAGACCCAGACTGATGCTGTTATTAATATGATGGCACATTCTATTGATACAATCTATAGTGGCGAAGAAATACATTCTGCTAAAGATGCTACAAAAAAGGAAGTGGTTGAATTTGTTGAAAGTTTAAGTTCAGACCAGTTTGCTAAGGTTATAGAAGTATTAAGTAATACTCCACGTTTAAGTTATAAACTAGAATATGATTGTACAGAATGTGGTAAGAAGAATGAAAGGGAATTAAGTGGACTAATTGATTTTTTTCAATAGCCCTTTCCCACACTGATTTATCAAATTATTATAATTCAAATTTTGTATTAATACATCAACATAATTTTAGTTTAAATGAATTAGATGATATGTTACCGTGGGAAAGGGAAATATATATGACTCTTGTACGGGACCATGTCCAAGAAGAAAACGAAAGGATAAAAAAGGAAAATAGTAAGCATGGCTAAAAATGAAGCAACATTATTAGGTGAAATTGTAGGTCTGTTAAGAAAGCAGAATCAGCTTAGTACGCGTGATAGACTTAGGGAAGCTGAAGAAGCTAAACGTACAGAGGCTCTGACAGAAGAGCAAAGAGGCGGTGTTTCTATGGCCCAGGAGTTACAACTTCAGGGTGTTGCATTTATGGATAGATTTGTAGCTGGTCAAGCTAAGACCGCTATGGATAGATTGACTGGAGACCAAGCACGTCGATCACACCAAGTTGAAGGCAATGCATTAACTAGTATTAATAGAACCTTATTAACTGATATTTCGATGAGTCTTGATAATGCATTCCCAAATCACGCTGGTGACTTATTTGATTTAAAAGTAGCTATGATGGGTGCTCGAGAATACCTTTCAATGCACTTACCAAACATAGACAAATGGACAAGTTTATCAAAAGCAAATTCAGATAAATTAGTTTGGGACACAATTGATATTAAACATGGAATACAAGCATTAGCTGCTGAAATTGGAAGTCATTCACTTAGTGTTTATGATGCAGAGGCTGATGCAGATGCTGATGCAGAGCAAGCTAGATGGAAAGATGAAGATAAGCAAAGGAAAGATGACCTCCGTACAGCCGAAGAAGCCCGAAGGGAAGGAAGGAAAGAACTAGTTGACAAAAATACTACCCTTATTAAGCCAGGCGCAATGAAAAATATATCATCCACTTCTGGTGGTTTATGGAAATCATTAAGAGGTTTACCACTTATGCTTATTGGGTGGGCAATAGGTGGAGGTGTTCTTGCAATTAAAGATTTTATTACAGGTTGGAAAGAAGATGGATTTGCTGGTGCAATAGGTAAGATGTTAGGTGGTGAAGGTGAGGGATTATGGAATTCAATTAAACAAGCATTTAAAGTGGGTGGCCTTGGAGTTATGATTGGTGGTGCAATAGGATTTTTATTTGGTGGTATTGGTGCTATCCCAGGTGCAATCATAGGTGGTTTAATTGGAATGGCTTTGGGTGCAATTTTTGGATATATTGGTGGTGATAAAATTACAGCTAAACTGAAAGAAGCTGGAGCAGCTGTTGCTAAGTTATGGGGTAAGGGAGTAGGCTTTATAATGTATCATTTAAGAAGAATTGGTGAATGGTTTTATAGACCTGGACAACCTGGTCCAATAGCTGGGCCACATGGTTCAACAAAAACAGAAATCTTTGGTGGATTTATATCATGGGACCCTGGTAATTTTTCACTTAAAGCTATGTGGGATTCGGCTATGGATTCAATATGGGGAATGGTAACTAAGGTTGGTGAATGGTTTTGGAAAGATAATAAAGCTTTTGGTGGTAGGATTACAATACCAACTTGGGACGAGATATTTGGTGATTTTAAAGAATCAATGGCTAATATGTGGAGTGTGATTGCAAATATTCCTAGACATATAAAACGTGGATTAATATCTATATTGCCAGATTGGATGATAAAAGGATTAGGTTGGGATACGCATGATTTTTATACTGGTACTACATTGGGACAAACTGTAGCTACTGCTCTGAATAATCCAGGCCAATCAATAGCAGAAATGGTTGAGCAACGTGCATATGAACAAT